GCCGCTCAAGGTGGTCCTGTAGCAGGTTTCGACCCTGTTCTAATTTCATTAATTAGAAGAGCAATGCCAAACTTGGTCGCTTATGACCTAGCAGGTGTTCAACCAATGAATGGTCCAACAGGACTTATCTTCGCAATGAGATCTAGATTCACTAATCAGAGTGGAGACGAAGCATTATTCAACGAAGCAGATACATCATTCTCTGCTGTTGGTGCTGGTGCAACAGAAACTGGTATCGGTTCTGGATACACTCAAAACGAAGGTGGAGATACAGGAACTGCTGTTGGTTTCGGTACTACACAAAGTGGTTCAGGTGGAAACCCCGCACTACTTAACCCAACTTCAGGAGCACCTGCTAATCAGCTTGCTTATAAAACTGGTCGCGGTATGGATACCGAGGATTCAGAAGCTCTCGGAGATGGTAGTGGTCCTAACTTCAACGAAATGGCATTCTCAATCGAGAAAGTTACCGTTACTGCGAAGTCTAGAGCACTAAAGGCAGAGTACAGTTTAGAACTAGCACAAGACCTTAAAGCAATTCATGGATTGAATGCTGAGGCTGAGTTAGCAAACATTCTTTCAACTGAGATTCTTGCTGAGATAAACAGAGAAGTTATCCGTTCTATCTACAAGGTTGCTGAAGCTGGTGCACAAGCTAATGTTGCTTCTGGTGGTACATTCGACTTAGACATCGACTCAAACGGTAGATGGTCAGTTGAGAAGTTCAAAGGACTTATCTTCCAGATTGAAAGAGATGCTAACGCAATCGCACAGAGAACTCGTCGTGGAAAGGGTAACATGATCCTATGTTCCGCTGATGTTGCTTCCGCACTTACAATGGCAGGTGTATTAGATTACACTCCTGCACTAAATGCTAACCTTAATGTAGATGACACAGGCAATACATTTGCTGGTGTATTACAAGGTAAGTATAGAGTATACATCGACCCATATTCTTCAAACGTATCTGCTGATCAGTACTATGTTGTTGGATATAAAGGTTCTTCACCTTATGACGCTGGATTATTCTACTGTCCATATGTTCCACTACAGATGGTTCGTGCAGTGGGTCAGGATACATTCCAGCCTAAGATTGGATTTAAGACAAGATATGGTCTTGTTGCTAACCCATTCGCTGAAGGTGATGCTACATCTCAAGGTCTTGGTAGACTTGCTATTAACTCTAACCGTTACTACAGAAGAGTTAAAGTTGCTAACCTCATGTAATTCAGATATTACATATTTTTCGAAAGACTCCTTCGGGGGTCTTTTTTTTGTTTCAAATTTTTAATATTTGACTAGGGGGTTGACAGAGACAAAAATATGGTGTAATATTTGGTTGAACTAAATTGATTTGCACTTTAAGACAGATCAATCTTTACTTGGAGGATCCAAACATGGCTGAAAAACTGCAGTGGGGAAGTAATTTTACCACTAAAAATCTTGTCATCAATGAAAGGGATGATATATTTAAAGACTTTCCATTTCTTAAATTAAAGAAAAATGGTCTGTCAATGAAAGCATTAAAACAATTAGTTGCTCCTGAAGAAAATATGGTTAGGGGAATAACTAAATTAGTAAAACAGAAATCCGTAGGATTAAAAGGATCTCTTAAATATGGTTGGGATAGGACATCTTGGCCTATTCCTTTTGTAAAATTAGATAAACAACTTATAATTTTTGATAGACGACATACATTAGATACTTGTTTAGAATTGTCAAAAGAATATGCAAACATTACAAAAGCACCAACTGCAGAGTATGAGAGAGTAGACTCTGAAATAGGTGGAATTATTAATAAGTTTACTGACCAATCAATTTTAATGATGGCAGCTATGTGGGGTAATGTTTATGGTCCTACATCTGATGATACAAAAGATCATCAATTTGAAGGAGCAACTATTAATATTCTCAAAAGAGAAGCAAAAGAATTAAATAAGGATATACATTCTTTACATACTAAAGATGTAATTGAAAAAGTAATCCAATATATGGGTGTATATGATCGTTATCCAGATGATAAACGTACAATAACTAGGATTATAAACAACGTTCTTCATGCTCTTAATGATGCACATACAGTTTCTGGAACTCCTACTATAAACAACAATATAGAAGATCTTGAAAATTTTATTAAAAATGATGCTGATTGGTTAGAAAACAACAAAGAAACTGATGACACTGTTTATCGTACTTATATGATTAGTAATAATGCTTATCATATAACTGATGTTGTAAGGAGATGTTTAATGACGGTATGTGAAAAGGAAAACAAGGCAGTAGAAAAAAGAAAGTTGCCTAAAAAAGTAAAAGTTATGTTGTATAACGAAAAGCAGTCAAATAAGGCTCCAGAGATTGTAAAATCAAGAGATAACTTTGTTACTGAATATAATAAAGTATACAAGACTATAAGAGATAATGTTCTTATGCCAGTAGAAGAATTTATGCAAAAAGACAAAATTCCTCGTAAAACCATAAGTGATTTTAATCTTGAAGTATGGTGTATGAACCAACTTGAAAATGAGGAAGAACCTTATGAACTAATACTTGATAAAGAAGGGGTTTAAATAACCCTTCTTTTTTTGTCTAAATAAAAATAAAAGTAGTATTACGATGAAACCAACTCCAAGACAATATCAAGAAGCGGTTGAACGCACAAAAAAGATTAAGGAACATCTTATTAAAGAAGGTTACGCTGAAAATGAAGAATCAGCAGAAACAATTATAATGGGTATGAGTGAAATGTGGTATAATTTAATTATCGACTAATGAAAGAATTTGATAAGTTTATTGAAGAGGCAGCTTCAAAAAGATGCCCTGCTGGACAGTATTACTGTTTTACAGATAAGAAGTGTAAGAAAATTCCTATGGGATACCATATTGGTCGCAGAGGATATTTAGAAAATGATAAAGATGATGATACCAACGGTAAGAAAAATGGTAACGGAGGTAATGGAAATGGTAGCAATGGTAGTAATGGTAATGGCAATGGTGGTAACGGGAATGGCGGTGGGAATGGTGGATCCAACGGTGGTGGTAATGGAGGAGGAGGTGAATAATGACAACCTCAGGAGCACTTAGTAATCAAATAGGAAACAGGAACTTTCTTGCTCCTGTTGGATTTAAGTTTAGTTTATCTAAATTTCCAAAGGTATCATTCTTTTCTAATACTGCTCGGATACCAGATATAACATTAGGAACTGCAATTCAGTCAACATATCTTAAAGATATTGATATACCTGGTGAAAAGTTGACATATGGTGAATTAAATGTTAGATTCTTAGTAGACGAAAATTTAGAAAATTATATGAAAATCCATAACTGGTTAACTGGATTAGGATTTCCAGAATCAGGGCAGGATTTTATTAATAAAACCACTAATGAAGATGGTATTCGAGACTTGAAAGAACAATTTAGTGATGGTAGTCTCCATATTTTGAACAGCAATTTTAATGATATTGCAGTTGTAAAATTCAGAGATTTATTTCCAATCTATCTTACATCCTTAGAATTTGATGCGACAGAGAGTGATATAAACTACTTCACAGCAGATGTTACATTCAAGTATACTATCTACGATATATTAAGTCCATCTGGAATACCCTTATGAATCTTGAACAAATTCAGGAAATGTGGGAGCGTGACGCAACCATAGATCCTGATAATCTACATAATGAGTCATTAAAAATACCCCAACTACACTCAAAATACTACACAGTTTATAATACAGTTACTCTGATGAGAGAGAAAGCAAGGTCTTCTTATAACAGAGTAAAATTAGAAAGGCATAATTTTTATACAGGAAAGGCACCAGCAGAGGTGTATGCAGAAGAACCATTTCCGTATAAGGTTAGAGAGAAAGATGCGATACAAAGGCATATGGAAGCAGATGAGAAGTTATCTAAGATTGATATGAAGATTCGATATTATGATGTCACATTAAAATTTTTGGAAGAGATTATTCGTAATATATCAGGTCGCACCTATCAAATTAAGAATGCAATTGAGTGGCAGAAGTTTCAAGCAGGATTCTAATGATAAGAGAACTCGTAAAATCAGAACACCAATCACTACATCAGCGAATTGATTCGTGTAGTTATAAATTAGATAGAAATTTTTTATCTAAAACACTGATAGAAAATATGATACATTACAACGGTATCGGTATATCTGCAAATCAAATTGGTATAAGTGAAAGGGCATTTGCTATGATAAGAGATTTAGAGCATAATGAAATATTAGTATGCTTTAATCCTCGTATTGTTAAATCATATACTGAAGAAGTTGAAATGGAAGAGGGTTGTCTATCCTATCCAGAAGTTTTTCTTAAAATTAAAAGACCAGATAAAATTGTTGTAAAATATGAAGATGTTGATAAGAAAAAACATAAAGTAAAGTTAGAAGGACTTGCATCAAGAGTTTTTCAACATGAATATGATCATATGGAAGGTATCGATTTTACTCAAAGAACCTAGTATAAATAACTAAAATGATGGAGATGTCATGTCTCATTTGGTTATTTCAAAAAAGAACGAAGTGTATCTTTATGTTGATTCTGAGATACATATTTACTATGAATTAGCTGATCAGTTCACTTTTGAAGTACCTGGTGCTCAATTTTCACCAGCATACAAAAAGAAATTTTGGGACGGAAAGATAAGATTATTTAATACTCAGAACGGTCAAATATATGTTGGACTTTTAGATCGAGTCATACAATTCTGCAAAGATCACGGATATACATACGAATTTAAAGATAATAAACATTACGGAACTCCATTTGAAGTCAATCCTAATATCTCTCAGGAGGGTGTTAAGGACTACATGAATGCTATTTGTAGGCATTCACCACGACCTTATCAAGTAGAGGGAGTATACGACGCTCTAAGACATAATAGAAAGTTGTTGATATCCCCAACTGCTTCGGGAAAGTCTCTGATGATATATTCGATTGTTCGATATTTTGTTGAGAAAGGTAAAAATACTCTGATAGTCGTTCCGACGACTTCCCTTGTAGAACAGATGTATAAAGATTTTGCAGACTATGGTTGGGACGTAGGTTCATGGTGCCATAAAATTTACGCAGGTAAAGAACGAGAGACAGACTCTCAAGTCATTATTACTACTTGGCAATCAATTTACAAACTCCCCAGAAAGTATTTTGAGAGATTCTCTGTAGTGGTTGGGGATGAAGCTCACCAATTTAAATCAAAGTCATTAATATCTATAATGACGAAACTTGGTAACGCAAAATTTCGTTACGGTTTCACAGGAACTCTTGATGGATCCCAAACACATAAGTGGGTTCTTGAGGGATTGTTTGGACCTTCATACAAAATTATCAAGACAGATGAACTGATGAAAAAGGGTCATCTTGCTAAACTGGACATCAATGTGCTTCTATTGAAACACCCACCGAATAAATTTGAAAACTTTGAAGAAGAAGTTCAATACATAATTGGTCATGATCGTCGAAATAACTTTATCAAAAACCTTGCTCTCGATCTAAAAGGGAATACATTAATACTATATGCAAGGGTTGAGAAGCATGGACAACCTCTTTATGAATTGATAAATAATAATAACATTATTGAAAATCGTAATGTCTTTTTTATTCATGGTGGAGTGGACACCGAAGACAGAGAGAAAGTTCGAGCAATCACTGAGCAAGAGAATAATGCTATTATCGTTGCCTCGTACGGGACTTTCTCAACTGGGATTAATATCAAAAATCTACACAATGTAATTTTTGCATCACCATCTAAATCTAGAATTCGAAATTTACAGTCAATTGGAAGAGTTCTAAGAAAAGGTGATAAGAAAACAAAAGCGACTTTGTATGATATTGCTGATGATATTAGTTACAAATCGAAGAAAAATTACACTTTGAATCATTTGATTGAAAGAATTAAAATTTATAATCAAGAAAATTTTAATTATGATATAGTAAATATACCTTTAAAAAAATAATGGGAGAAGAGTTCTACAGCGTAATCAAACTTATATCAGGTGAAGAAATCTTTGCCTTAGTTTCGATTGATAACGACCAGGAGGATCCAATTGTAGTTCTTCAAAATCCATTAGTAATGAAGGTAATGAGTTCATCACGAGGAGGTTATATTAAAGTAAATCGATGGATTGAATTATCTTCTGAAGACATTTTCATTATGAGACTTGATCGAATCTTAACCATGTCTGAGAGTAAAGATGCGAAGTTAATTGCCATATATGATAATTTTATTGCTGACGATCAAGGAGAACTAACTTTTGATGTATCTCAACCAACTGGAGAAGTTGAAATTACAAATACCATGGGTTATGTATCTTCAGTAGAAGATGCTCGTAAAAAATTTGAAGAGATCTTTAAGATTAATCAAGAGCCTAAAGAAAACTAATATATCCCTTTCAACCCTTACAGAGTTGATTGTACACACAATTAAACACTTTGTCAAGTATGTAAAGATTTACCTTACTTGTATAAACGAAATAGTATGCTATAATAGAAATATTGTAGAGATGAGAAACAAATGCCATGCCTAGAAAAAAGTCAGAACACTATGTAAATAACAAACAACTTCTAGAGGCACTTATTGTTTATAGAGAAAAAGTTGCTCATGCAAAAGAAAATGATTTACCAAAACCAAGAATTACAAACTATCTTGGAGAGTGTTTCTTAAAGATTGCAACTCACTTATCATATAAACCAAATTTTGTTAACTATATGTTCCGTGACGATATGATATCAGATGGAATTGAAAACTGCGTACAGTACATTCATAACTTTGATCCTGAGAAATCCAAAAACCCTTTTGCCTACTTCACTCAAATTATTCACTATGCATTTCTAAGAAGAATACAAAAGGAGAAGAAACAGTTAGATATTAAAACAAAAATTATAGAGAGAAGTGGTTTTGATGAAGTGATGATGGTTGATGACACTGCTCTCACTGGCAATAGTTCTGATTATAATACAATCAAAGACAATATTATTTACAAATCTAATCGATGAAACTAGGACTAGTGGCAATTATTTTTATTGTATTTTTACATCTATTAGGTATATCTGTGTCAGAATTTAACACAATCCCAAATAACAACGAAATTTTATGGAGAGATGAATGAAAGTAGCAATTATAACAGATACTCATTACGGTGCTCGTAAGGGTTCTGACCATCTTCATAATTACTTTGAGATGTTTTATCGTGATGTTTTCTTTCCGTCTCTAGAAAAATATCAAGTTGATACTGTCATTCATATGGGAGATATATTTGATAGTCGTAAGTCAATTGACCTTAAAAGTCTTGAATGGTCAAAGAAGGTTGTGTTTGAACCACTTAAAAAGTATAATGTTTATGCGATTGTTGGAAACCATGATTGCTACTACAAAGATACGAATTATGTAAACTCACCAGAACTTTTATTAAGAGCATATCCAAATATTAAATTATATTCAAAAGCAACTGAAATTGAGATTGATAAGTTAAAGATATTGATGTTACCTTGGATTAACTCTGAGAACTTTGCTGAAACAAAAGAACTAATTGATGGTTGTGAGTCGAAGATTGCGATGGGTCATCTTGAAATTAATGGATTCAAAGCAACTCGTGGTCACATGATGGAAAATGGTATGGATACAAGTGTCTTTGATAAGTTTGATAGAGTTTATTCTGGACATTTTCATACTCGTTCAACTGATGGTAAAATATACTATCTTGGAAATCCATATGAGATGTATTGGAATGATGTAAATGATACAAGAGGATTTCATATATTCGATACAGATACTTTAGAACTGACTCCAATTAATAATCCTTATAAATTATTTTATAACGTATATTATGATGATACTAACTATAAGTTGTTCAATACTTCAATTTACAAGAATAAAATTGTAAAAGTTATTGTTCGTAAGAAAAGTAAGATTAAAGAGTTTGAAAAATTTATCGATAAACTCTATGCGACAGGTGTTCAAGACTTAAAGATTATCGAAAATTTTGAAATTCAAGAGAGTGAAGAGTTTGATATTAATGAAGATGAGAATACACTTTCCATTTTAAACCGTTATATTGAGGAATCTGAGTTTGATTTAGACAAAAACATTATTAAAAATATATTTCAAGATCTTTATAGAGAAGCCTGTGAGGTAGAGTAATGTGGTTACTTACTTTAAGAGATAAAAAAATGGATGGTGCATATGCTGTTCATGATGACAATGGTGATAAAGTATTGTTTATGTTTGAAAGTCATGATGATGCTGAGAGGTATGCTATGATGATTGAAGAAGATCCAATTACACCTAAATCGATGGATGTTATAGAAATTGATGGAGAGCTTGCCATAAGGACTTGTAAGCTGTATAATTACAAATATGCTGTAATTACACCAGATGATTTTGTGATACCACCTAAGAATGATAATATTTGAAGAGATTAAATGGAAGAATTTTCTGTCAACAGGAAATCACTGGACAGAAATAGATTTTCAAAAACATCAAACAAACATGGTGATAGGGAAAAATGGTGCTGGAAAGTCAACCATGTTAGATGCCCTTACCTTTGTTTTGTTCAATAAACCTTTTCGTAAAATTAATAAAGGTCAATTAGTCAATACAAGTAATGAGAGAGATTGTTTAGTTGAGATAAAATTTAGTGTTAATAATCGAGACTACCTTGTAAGACGTGGAATCAAACCAAATATATTTGATATTGAAGTCAATGGTAATGCTCTTCATCGAGAGGCAGACGATAGATCCAATCAAAAAATACTAGAGGAAAATATATTAAAGGTAAATTATAAATCATTTACTCAAATTGTGATCTTGGGTAGTAGTAATTTTGTACCATTTATGCAGTTAAGTGGATCAAATCGTAGAGAAGTTATTGAGGATCTCCTTGATATTCGTATATTTTCTGCAATGAATAATATTATCAAAGATAAAATACGTATTCAAAAGGAAGGTATAAGGTCATTAGATTTGAAGAAAGATAATATTAAAGATAAAATGAATATGCAACA